GTACATCTACGAGAAATTCGATCTGTGTGAAATCAATGATGGCAGTCATTGCACAGCATATATAGAAATGCCACATGGTAATATCTGGGGTGGTGCATGGCATTGGGAAATGCAAGAAATCGACGGCACCCAAATCGAGTATGAAGATTGACCAGAACCGTCTGAAGAGACAGCAGCAAGTGATACAACGATGGACCAAATGTGGACGTCGTGGTACACTTGAGGCAGTTACTGGGTTTGGTAAAACCTATGTCGCTCTGCTGATACTCAAGGACTTACATGAACAGAAGCCAGATGGCACAGCGTTAGTTATTGTACCGACAACTAACCTAAAGAAGCAGTGGTCTGATAAGTGCGAGGAGATGGGACTTACAAACGTCACCGTCCTTGTCATCAACACTGCTGTGAAGAGAAGTCACACGTGTGATTTGCTTGTACTTGACGAGATACATAACTATACTTCGGAAGTCTTCGGCAAGATCTTCGAGCAGGCAACCTACAAGTACATCTTGGGGCTGACTGCTACACTAGACAGAGAAGACATGCGGCACTATCTCATTGAGAAGGTCGCACCAGTTATAGATACTGTTACCTTGAAGGAAGCTGTTGAGAACGCATATGTCTCAAAGTTTCTAGTTCTTAACCTAGGTCTGCGAATGAGCGACCAAGAGGAGAAAGAGTACAAGGAGATAGTAGATCAGTACTACAAGCACTTCGCACTATTCAATAATCGTTTCAACATCGCTATGTCTTGTATGCAAAATGCTAGCTACAGATATACCTACACTAAAACTCTTAGTGGTTGGAATGAGACTGAGGTACTGAATAAAGCACGAGCCTGGCACCGAGCAATGCAGTCACGTATGAGATTTATATATAACTCTACTACGAAACAAGATGCTGCCAAGGCTCTCATTGAGATGTACGATGTACCAACTATTACGTTTAGCCAAAGCGTAAATTTTGCAGTCAGCTTAGATAAACAGACACAGCCATGGAGTAAAGCCTACCATAGCAAGATTACTAAGTATAAGCGTCAAGCTATACTAGAAGATTTTGCTGATCCTCGTACCGATACACGTATCATTCATACGGCACGTGCTTTGGACGAAGGCTTTGATGTTAATGGCATAGAGCTAGCTATTGTATGCAGTGGGTCTAGCACACCACGTCAAGACCTACAGCGTACGGGTCGAGCAATCCGGTTCCAGCCGGATAAGCTTGGCGTCATCGTTAACCTTTATTTGAGAGATACCCAAGATGAAAAGTGGCTTAAAAAGCGACAAACAAAAACTACTGGAGTCCAGTACGTCCACTCCCTACAAGAGATTTCCGGTCTCGTCGGGAACGCTTTACTCAGAAATCCTTCTGCTTATCACATCTAACATCTGTGAGCCTGATGACTTACCTTGGAAGTTTCAGCTTCACCTAAATGAACAATACAATACAGTTGCAGCCTTACCAGATATTAAGGAGAACCTATTTATGGTAGTCAAGTCTCACACTTTTACCAAAGTGAACGATGGTATCTGCGCTTGATAAATATGTAGATGTACTGCTGAAGCTTGACATCAACCCTGTACAGTTATTCTTTTGCCAGATCATATATGAACGCAGGCTCGATCTGCTATATAAGGTTGCACAAGAAGGCTTTCATTTCCATCCTCAACACCTTCAGGATTTGGAAGAGAAAGGTTTGGTAGTCAACACCAATCCAGCAGGTGACAATGTGTTTGCAGATTACTATGAAGTCACAGCTAAGTTCACTCGTCTATTTTACAGTGCAACTAAGCAAGATGGCGAAGAGTTCTGGGGCGCATACCCACCCTACATAAATATTCAAGGCAAGAAAGTTCCTGCTAAGAGTGTAAACAAGGAAGAACTTGTGCGTTGGTACCACCAAAACATTGGTACTATATACAACCACAAGGAAGTCTTGAGTGCATTAGAATATGCTGTAGCTAATAAGCTGATCAATCAACGTATCGATAAGTGGCTTGAGTCAGAAGCTTTTGTAGATATATGGAAAATTATGGCACAGGAACCTGACGAGAAGATGCCACACGAACGCATACTCTGATGGATAAATCCACACTGGAGATATTACCTATGCACGAAGCATTGGAACGAGCCGGGGGTAGTATAGAATGCTACCTCAACGGCTCTGTTCCTGTGCTGAAGACACGATGGCAGAAGGTCAACAAGTCTTTGTTAGGAGGATTTCAGTTTGGTATGCTGTATGTAATTGCAGGAGCTAGTGGTCACGGTAAGAGTATGTTTCTAAACAACCTTATCCGTGACTTCACCAGCCCTGCTTTAAACGGAGATAAGCCTACTAAGATTCTGCACTTCACCTTTGAGATGAGTGCTGAGATGGAGATACTGCGTAGGGTCTCTGCCCTTAGTAAGGTTGGCTTAGACAAGATGTTGCAAGCCGATGAATCTCTTACGGATATAGAAAAGACTCTTGTTCATGACAAGATTCAGCAAATCAATGAACCCAACGTATCATTTGTTGAGACACCTGGCAACAGGTTTCAGATAGCAGATGCTATATGGCGGTTCATTGAAGCGCATCCGGACAATAAGTATGTTGTTACGCTAGACCACACACTGCTGGTTACTCCTGTAAATGGAGAGAACGAAGTACAGACTCTTGCTGAACTGGGTAAGCTATTTATCCAACTACGTAAAGAGTATGGTGTTATGGTACTGTTGCTGTCACAGCTTAACGACAAGATAGAAAGTGAGCAAAGACGGAACCCAGATAGTCCTGCGTTGCACTACCCTCTGAAGACAGACATACATGGTAGCAAACAGTTGTACCATGCTGCTGATGTGGTAATGGTAATACACCAACCATGTCTATTAGGGCTTACTCACTATGGTAGAAACAACATACCCACCCAAAATCTAATAGCACTACACTGCCTAAAAAACCGACACGGTCAGGCTAGTATCGTGCTACTTAAAAATAATCTTAGACATGGAACATTCGAAGACTGGGACGCTCCAAGTGAAAATGCTCAAGGATCCCGTCCCCGATACGGAGGCTGAAATTGAGGTGCCATACGGCACTATCCTAATTAAGCGGTACCAATCGTATAAAGACACTGACCCCTTTGAGGATTCAGTTATGTCAGCGGTTCTATTGCTACCAGGTAATATCGTCAAGCATTATCTGAAGGATGACAACATCGAAATCATTCCTCACAATAGGCTCTATACACTACAGGGCTATGATATTTTGAATGACCCAAAGCATATAGAGCATATCTACAGTCGTATCTTGACTTCTCTTAGAATGAATCTCGCATACGTTTTAGCATACAACAATAACAATGGAAGTAAAACCAAGACTGACTAAGGCAGCACAAAGTCCACACCGCTTATTTCTCTACGGTAAACCTAAGGTAGGTAAGACTACAAGTGTATCTAAACTACCTCGCCATTTGATTATCGACACAGAAGTCAAAGGCACGTATGACGGCGAGCTGAAGGGTGGCACCAGCTACTGTGATGGAGCATTGAGTATTGTAGTTGATGGATTGCCACGACTCAAAGCTGCAATGGACTACATCGTATCACATGGCGATGACATAGACTTTGTCGTCATCGACACCATAGACCATATTGAGCAATGGGTTACTGATGATATCTGCAGTCGAGCTAAGATTGCACACATTGGTGATATGCCTCATGGCAAAGGTTGGTCTATGATGAAGCAGAAGGTTATGCAGATTGTTGAATCTTTTGCCCGAATCTCTAAACACCTCATCATTATCGGACACCAGAAGGATGGTCATGGGGATGCTGAGATTGAAGTAGACAAGATCAATTTGACAGGCAAGCTGAAGACTCAGATGTGTTCTGTTATGGATGGCATCGGTCGCATCTATCGTGATGGGGATACCCTTATGGTAGATTTTCGTGGAGGGGCGAGCACTGATGCAGGTACCCGCTTACCTCAACTAGCCGGTAAGTATTGCCCTCTCGAATGGAATATCATTTACCCAGACATAATCAAATAATGTACGGATTCGACCAATCAACACAGACAGGAGGCAGTTCACGACTGCCAGCAGGTATCAATGAGAATGTGTTCTTACAGGACATATTGTTTGAGCCTTTGAAAGCAGACGGTGACGGAGATACTGTAATGAAGTTCCTGTTTGCAGATGCTAATGGTGATACGTTCAACCACATAGAGTGGCCTTTGGACTATGACCGGCTCGTAAACATGGCTAAAGGCTGGGGCAAGCAAGGTGCAGAAGCTGAGGTGTTTGCTAAGAATGAGTTCCGTGCTCAAGGCGAGCGTGTGCAGCACATCCTATCATGCTTCATTCCTAAGGACAAGTGTGTGTTTAAGGCA